GCTTTTCTGTTGGAAGTCAAGGTCGTTACTGTAAGTCATTCCCGGCACCTTACAATGCGGACCTTTGTACGAATAACTATAGTGATACGGTCCCATTCCCTGGAACTCCGTGTACCAATACTTGCTCACGCCCAGGCTCGATTGGTAGTGTATGCCTGACAACAGAAATTGGGAATACGTGCTTGAATCTACTTGCATGTACACTTGATACTGAATGTTTATATACCTGCATTGATGGCACATGTGGCGGGCCTTCAGATTGTGCCACCCCAACACCCACGGCGACACCCATTGCAACACCCACACCCACCTTTACGGCACCACCAACTGCGACGCCGCAGCAAACACGTACGCGTACACCTTCGCCTACGCCTACGCGCACCGCAACACCGACCAGAACGGCTACCCCCACGCCGACTCCAACAATCACGACAACGCCCACACCTACGCCCACGATTACCTGTCGATTGCCGCGTATCTGCCTCAATGACGATACGTCGTGCCTGTTGACGCCTACGCCATCGTCAACACCTACGCTATCACCAACGCCGACATTAACATCTACTCCCACGTTGACGCCTACACCTACATTAACCCCAACGCCTACCGTGACGAGTACCCCGTGAAGTGGCCCGCGCTGATGACCCTCATGTTCCTCGCGGCACCCGCGTATGGCGCACAATCCGTGGCACCCAGCGAGCTATTTGCGCCGCAGGACACGCCCGAGGTCGAGGATTGTCCTACATACCAGGGGAACGTATTCGAGTGGAAACCGACGTGTGGCGGGGTCAGGGGGTTGGCATGCCACACTCATGAGTGTATAACGAAATTATGTTTCGCACCTCCGGTATGTCCAGATATAGGTGGCGCTCCAACCTTCATGCGCGGGATGGACGCCTATGGCAATCCGTATTGCGGCCCAATCAACGCAACGTACACGCCAACGCCAACAACGACACCAACTCTCACAGCGACGGCGACGCCTACGATCACGGCCACGGTAACTCCCACGGCCACGATAACGGCTACACCAACTGCAACCAAGACGGCCACCCCAACATTGACAGCTACCCCAACGTTGACGGCTACCCCTACACTGACAGCGACACCGACGCTTACAGCTACCCCAACAGTAACGCCGACTCCAACGTTGACTCCAACACCCACACTTACGCCGACCCCGACGCCCACCGCGACGCCGACGCTCACGGCCACCCCCACCGAGACCGCGACACCAACCGAGACCGCGACACCGACGCTGACCGCGACGCCGACCGAAACCGCCACCCCAACCGCGACCGCGACGCCAACACCTACGCCTACACCGACGCTTACACCTACGCCAACACCTACCCCGACTCTTACAGCCACTCCGACTGTAACGCCAACCTTGACGCCAACTCCAACCCCGACCGCTACGGGCGAAACACACCCGATGGTTATGGGACATGATTCGCTGACATAGGAGGACATATGACCAAGCAGCAACGAACCATCATCCTCGCCTTCCTCCTCGGGGTTGGCGTGGCAGAAATCTGGAACCCAACGTTCATCTGGGCGGTGGGCGAGTTCTTAACGCACCCGCAAGTGATGTCGCGGGTATCACTACGATTCTAGGAGGAATCATGAAACGACTCATTCTTGTACTGTGCCTGCTTTTGGTCCTGCCTTCCCTGGCACGGGCCGAGGGTGGGATCATTCTCACGAACATCGCGTCGGCACCAGATACCCTCAAACTCATTACGAGTTCGACTGCCGCAACGGATTTCGAGTGTCAATATGCTGACCACACGACGACTACGTTCGTGCCTGGGAACCAATCGGGGCAGACTACTACAGCGACTACCACAACTATTGTTGCGGCGCCCGCTGCAAACGAGCAACGCCAAGTGAAGTATTGTACTATCTTCAACCGTTCAACTACTGCGTCACAAACGATGAATTTTATCTTCGACGCGAATGCGACACAACGCTTTCTCTACACTACCACACTTCAAGCGGGGGAATCAGCAATCTTTAGCGAAACACGCGGCTTCTTCGCGCGTGATGCTGGTGGTCGTGAAAAACTTGCCAGTGTAGTTGGTGCCGGTATCAACGCATTTAACCTTGGCTACTACAAAGCCTCAACAGTAACGGATGCTGCCGGATACTGGTACATGTTTGCTAAAGATGCTGGCAATCCAGGTACATGGCTTCCGCCAGCACCGGGGATAAATGGTTTCACTACTGACTGTTCAGTCGCCTCGAACAATGCAAATCCCTATGGCGCCTCAGAGATGGGTGCACAGGTACTTATAAGTCCAGCGAGTGGTGGCTTCTACTTATCACAGGCGACGTTCATGACTGCCAACACTGCGTTCCTCAAAATTATCGACATTGTATGGATCGAAACAGGTTTAACAGTTACCACCACAACAACGCAAGCCATTACATCCGGCGCAATGCCCGCACGTGATGATAATGGAAGTACCAATGGTGATGGATACAAGATTGCACTGTATGCACTCACGGCACTGGGCAATGCAGCGACCATTTCCAATACGACATTGACCTATGTAGATAGCGACAACAATGCCGGAAATACGGCAACGTTCCAGGCCCTGGTTGGCATGCAAGCACCCGCAACTCCCGTGATCGGGACGTTCATGCCTTTTGCGCTTGCGGCAGGCGATCGTGGTATTCGATCAATCTCGGAAATCACACTTGGTACCACCTATACCTCGGGTACCATGGCACTCATAATCTATCGTGAACTGGGTTCAGTTCCCTTGCCGAACGCACTATTCAGTGCATCAATGCTCCCACAGAACGTACTCCTAAATCCTGGTGTTCGTGTTTGGAATAAATCATGTATCCATATGGCTGGTGTGAGTAACGCTGCGAACTCCATGACTCCTACAGGCAATTATATACTCGTGAATCAGTAGGAAAAAGGATGCCCAAAAACGCAACACTCCAGCATATTGTCGGACTTAGTGGTGCCATTGTTGCTATCGTACTTGCCCTGGCTACCGGGTACCTCGCCATGGACCGCCACGTCAATGCCCTGGCAGTTGCCGCGATTAGCATGTCCGAAGTAGAGCACATGGTAGACCTCAAAACGACGACCAAACTCGATGAAATCCTTCGTCGATTGGAGCGTATTGAGGGCCAGCTTGACCGCTTGCCAAAGCCGACAAGTGGTGGTAAAGTAGCGAGTAACGTCACGGAGGTACCATGAACCAGGGTTTGGTTGCATTGATGGGGTGGGTTTTCGACGCCCTTGTGAAACAGTCGTGGCTTCAGGGCTATCGGATGTACGTGGGCGGGGCATCCTCGATTCTTGGGGGTGTCATCCTCGTGCTCGACATGGTGGCAGGCGGGCACTTCTCGAATGAGAAGGCGGGTGCCGCATGGGCTGCGATTGCCTTTGGCTATACGGTCATCGGCCAGGCTGGCAAGCAGGACAAGATCGCGGCTGCGCTCAAGTCTCCGGGGTCCTAGATGGCGAACTTCTCCAAAGCAGTTCTGGTCCGGCAGGACGAAGATCGCCAACGTGCGCTTGAACTCAAGCAGGCGCTGGAAACGATTGACCTCAAAGCATCCATGAGTCGGCCAGGGGTGACGGCGATCACCCCAACTGCCGATGAACAAACCGTCGATGCCGCGAAGCTCGCGAAGTGGAAAGACATGGTGCAGCGGTCAAAGGACTACGCCATCAAGCAGCACCAAATCAAGTATCAACTTCCTGAAGGTAGTCCTGCACTCCACAGTAACGACTCATTCGATAGGGTTGCGTCTGGTGGTGGACCCTTTGGCAAATTGTAAGGAGGCTGTATGTCAATCAAGGAGTTTTTCAGTGCAATCGCGACCAAGATTCGTGCGTTCTTTGGCACGACTGGTGGCCAGGTCGTCAAGGATGCGCTTGGTGTGCTTCTGCATGAAATAACTGCCGCTGGCTTAAGTATCCTGTTCGATGTTGCGCGGAACAAGGCCGTCCAGGTCGAGGCATTGAACACAATTGGCGGGGATGCCAAGTTCGATGCCGTCAAGCAAGCCGTCACTGATGCGGCACGAAAGGAAGGAATCAACGTGGCAAATCGTACTCTCGAAACTATCGTGCAGTTGGCAGCGCAGGCGGTGACTCGTGGCTAGTTTTCCGGGCCTGGTGGGCCTGGTGGCCGACAAGAAGAAGCAGATGGCCGAGGCCATGGGCGATACAGATGTTGGCGTACGCTCTAAAGCGAAGTCGAAGCGCATTGAGGAAGTCGAGTCGAAAAAGGAAAAGGCGAAGGAACGTCCTTCACGGCAGAGCATGCCCAAGACTGACCGAGAAACGGCACAGCAATATGCCAAGCGTCTAACCGATGCCCAAGCTGCCTACGATCCAAAGGCGGACGACGGAGACGAGTAATGATCGTCAGCCCGTACTTCTACAATCACTTGGAACAGGTTGAGGGGTATCGCGCGAAGGCGTACCACGATACCGCAGGACACATGACGATCGGGATTGGACATCTTATCAAGGATGACGAGCCCGAACTCAAGACGATATGCCTGTCACACGAGGCTGCGATTGAACTCGCCAAGGGCGATGTAGCCTTGGCCGAGGCTGCGGTCAACACCTACGTAAAGGTCCCACTGCGTCAGGAGCAATTCGATGCCCTGGTTAGTTTCGTCTACAACGTCGGTGTGGGTGCCTTCGCCAAGTCCACACTTCTTCGCAAGTTGAATCACGGTCATTGCTGCGCCGTCCCTGATGAAATGCGCAAGTGGACGAAGCAGCGCGAACTACGCTCCCGCCGTTCAGCGGAAATTGCCCTCTACGTAGGAGAATGTACGGATGCCACCACGGGATAACGCTGACTTCTCGGCCCCTTCAGGGTTCGGGGGACCTTCGACATTTGCGGGACCATCGTCGTCGTTTCGGTCACTCACCGAGAACGAGCCTGACCTGACGGAAGGTGGCTGGACGAAGCCCAAGAAGCCAGTAAGCGAGGGGCTGACATCGACACAGAACGCCGCAGCGATTGCTGGGCGTGAGGCGCTTGTGGCACAGTATGGCACATCAAACAAGGACAAAGTAGCGCAGTTGATGTCTCTTGGTGTGTTCGAGAAGGATGCTGGCACACGCTATAAGCTGGACCCCGAAGGATTCAAGGAGAACGTCGGGGCAGCGCTGAAGATTCTTGGGCGTGACGGGGTCAATGCAACCCCACCTGGTGAGGACGCACGTCGATACCGCCAGGGGACCGGTCAAGCTGGCGAGCCCTACTACACGAATCTCACTAACAAGGAACTTGGCGACGAGCAACAACACCGCCTCGGAACCGATGCACATGCTGACGAGTCTCGCCATCCTGCTTATGGCTTGATGAACATGAACATGCACGACCTTGCGCCAGCTGGAAGTGCTGCTCAGGGTGAAAAGCGTGCAGGCATGTCGAACTCGGAGCAGATGTTCGAGGGTAAGCTTGATCGTGCTACGGATCGTGCCATGAAAGATGAGCACGACATGGAGCATACACAGAAACTCTCGCAGTATGCAGATGAGTTAATACAGTATGGTCGTACCGCTGGCGGGAACAAAGCGCGTGAGCGACTGAACAAGGAACTCATGGATGGTACGCTGTTGAAGCAGAAGATTACAGGAAAAGAAGCTGTACTCATTGACCACAACATTAGTAAACATATTCGTACGACCAAGGAGATTCACACCAAGCGTCTCGATCCGAACTTCTTCATCCCTGATGTCATCCGGAGACCACTGTCTGACTCCGATCCGACCCAGCCTTCGTCATTCGCGAATCCCGAAGGGGGACCCAACCCACAAGCGATCACTACGTACGATCACTTGCAGGCTGACAACAATCATCAGCAAGTTCTTTCAGAAGCTCTGACAAAGGATGGCGGGGAACTTCCACGCACTGCACAGTATGCCACGGGGAAGAAGCCCCCGAAGCCGCCACCGCGTTCTGTCATTGCTGAAGGTGGGAAGGCTGGTGGGTTGTTCGAGGACATCGAAGGATTCCTTGGTGGTGAGGGACGCCATGGTTCTGGTGAGTCAGGTGCCGGTGGAATGGCGAAAGACATTGCCTCGTTCTATGGACCTCGCTTGCCTGGTGACATTGCGACTGCCGTTGGAGGTGTTGGGATGAAGCGAGCCGCAGGCGCTGTCGGAAAGAAGATGCTTGGCATCCGTGCCATTGAGAACATGCTTGGGAAGTTCTAATGGCCCTGGCCGATCTTCAAGACTATCTCGACCCGACGTTTGAAGCAGAGAAGGACCCCGAAGCCTACGGTCCTTACGAGCGTGAAACACTCAACGTCGATGACGAAACCGGGCGTCGCGTCATCAGTGAGATGCAGCCCAAGATCCTCGACAAGCCCATCCAAGATGGCTTGCCGAACGTCCATGGGTTCCTTACCAACCTCGGCTCGAACGTCGAGGACTTCGCCAAGGGCACATTCCTTGCCCTAACCTATCCTGTACGGCATCCCGTCAACACCTACGAGGCTACGAAGCACCCCATCGACACTGGCACGAAAATTGCAGGGGCGATGTACGACAGCTACAAGGAGAACTACACCCCGCACCCGGACGAGAACGTCCCGCAAATGCTCGCGCGGCGTTTTTACGAGAAGCCGTTCGATACCCTCATGGATGCGTCTCTTTTGGCCCAGGTTGCGACCGGGGGCCTGGGCCTAGCTACCAGGGCGGCGACCGCTGGTACGCGCGGCCTGGCCGAAGGTGGACGCGCTGCCGAGGCATTGGCGGTGGCATCCGGGGCGCCCGCGACCGAAGTCGGGCAAGTCTTTCTTGACGCGACTCGCAACGCGGCCAAGGCCACGAAAACCATTGACTTCTTCGAGAACCAGACCGCGCGTGCAAAGTTGCTCGATCCCATCAACATCGCAGTCAACAGCGGTGAGAAGATCCTCAACCGGTTCGCGCCCGAGGTTGTCGCGGGGCTCAAGGCTACGCAACGCGTCACGGATGGTATCGCAGAGCGTAGCGCCATCATGTCAGCCCATGAGGCGAAGCATGAGCGTGACGTGCATGCCGTATTCGAGGGCCTGAACGAAGCCGAGAAGATGGTGTTCCGCCCCTACGTCAGCGGGCGGGTGAACTTCGAGCGCCCCATCAGCGAGCAGTTGATGACGCACACGGGTGAGTGGGTGCCCCTGAAAGGGGACACCATTCGTCCCGATGCGCTCGAAGCTGCGCGTCAAAAGTATCTTCCGCTCCAGCAGGAACTTGAGTACATGCGTGGACTCACGCCCGATCAGGTCAAGCAGACCGCGATGGAGAAAGCCTTCAACGATGCTCATGGCTTTCTCGGGGACAACTTCGATCCCTTCCATCCCGAGGTGCAGTCCTTCATCACCGAAAGTGTCAACAAGGCACTTGTCGATAACATGGAGCATCAGAAGCGTGTCGCGACCGGGGAAATGCGGACCTCGCTCGACATCGCAAAGGAGCGTAAGTACCGTGGCGACATTGAAGCTGCTGTCAAGTCCAACATGTTCGCGACCGCGCGTGATGCCGAAGCTGGACTCCCTCGTCCTACACGGACGACTCCCGAGGAAGCGGTTACCCTCATGGGTCCGCAAGGTGGTATGTACTTTCCGCACTCTGCGGAAGTCTATACGCGCGAGCAAAGCACGATCTCGAACATCCTAGAGCGCATGGGTGAGGCATCTCCCTACAAGGAGAACACCTACGCGCTGTACAGCGCCGGGGTGATGGAGCACCAAGACCCCATCAACCAGTTGCTGCGAGCATACTCCTCGATGGAGAAGGGGAAAGCCTGGACGCAGATGTCCTACGAGGCTGCTGAGGATGCCGTCAAGGCGGGCACCGCTTCGCGACAGAAGAAAACGTGGAACTGGAAAACGGACCCCGATGTCATCAAGGGTACGCACCAGCCGTTCCATCCTGGCTTGATGCTGACGGATGATCTGGTTGAGGAGCATGGCCAACATATGCTCACCCGTCTGATGGAGACGATCGACCAGAAAACGACGGGCATGAAGGCCAGTGAAATGACCATCGACCATGTGACCGGCCCGCCCGGCTCGCATCCTTCGACGGCCACTGGCCCGCGCGGTGGGATCAACTATCCTGCGGGTACGCCCGTAGGTCAGGTCAACTTCGCGGACATCATGCACGCGATGGTTGGCCAAGCCGACAAGGGTGACATCTTCCGCTTGCGGAAAGAGATTCCCCTGTACAAGATCCCTACCGCCCTGGGCCACTCGTTCAAGACGCTCCGCGATTCCATGGAGCCATCTGCCAACAGCGTAATCCGCGCCATCGACGGGGCAACCCAATGGTGGAACTGGACGAACTTGAATGTCCGTGTCTCACGCGTCGTGAACAACATCGTGGGGAACACAGGGTTCGCGGCCATGATGGGCGTCCATCCCTTTACACCACGGGGGCTGACGGCACTCACGAACATGGGCATCGCCATGGGGAACAAGGCAGGCTTGCTCACAAGTGAGCGATCGGGGAAGCTCGCGAAGGTATTCGACCTTCCAGGGATTCGGTCGGGTGGGTTGCAACTCTCCCTGAACGCTGCCACGGGTACCGTTGGTCACAAGGTACAGACCACAGGCAGCGAGCTTGGGATGCTCGGGCGTGCTGCGACGGCACCCGTCCGCATGCTTGGCAACTGGGCTGCGAAAATGCAGCAAGTGAACGGTAACGTTGAAAGCGCCTTCCGTGGCGCGGCCTTGTTCTATGAGTTGTCCGACAACGCCACGACACGCGTCGCACGGATGACGGGGCACATGGGTGCTGCGATGGACTTGGCCGAGAAGATCGACGGGTTCGCCAAGGCGGGCGCGACTGTCACCATGAAGGTCCCTGAATACCGCGCAGGCTTGCGCCAGGTGAACCGGTTCTTCAACAACTACGAGCGTACAACTCCGCTGGAGCGCATGATGTTCCGGCGTCTCACGCCCTACTACAAGTTCTTCAAGCACTCGACGGACCTCATCACGCGCTACCCCTTCGAGCACCCTCTCAAGGGTCAGGTCGCACGGCAGCTTGGACAGATTGCGACTGAGGACTTACACCAGCAGTTGAAGATGTTCGGCTTGCAATGGAACCGTGACGTGCCGTCACAGTTTCAAGATTCCATTCCGATCAGTGCCGAGGATGCGGGTGATCCCGAGAATCCCGGCAAGAAGCGTGTGTGGGTGTACAGCACGAAGGGATTGAATCCCTTCTCTCAGATGGACGGCCATCTGAGTGAGCAGATGGTCCAGATGATGAATCCGGTCATCAAGGTAGCCCTGGAACAAGCCTTGGGGGTCAACCTGTTCACGCGCGAACGCTACCGTGGCGCGATGTCCTCGTACACGGGTCGAGAGATCGACCCCAAGACTGGAGGGATTGCCGACTCGTTCGAGCGTCCCTCGTTTGCTGAATCGTTCCTCCGATCCTTCTGGCCCTACCAGACGGTACGGGACATGGTATCCCAAGGGCGTGTGCCTACGGATACTGCGTCGCTCATTTCCATGGCGACGAACAGTCCCGAGGCATGGCAGATCGACAATGAGACGGGCTTCCCACGACGGCAGAAGCAATACCACCCGCTCGTGTCATTCGGGAAAGCACTTGGTGGCGTGCCACACGCGATCGAACCCGCGACCGAGGAGCAGAAGCAGGCGCGGAAGGGGATCACCAACGATCAGTTGAACACACTCTATCAGCGGTACCCTGAGCATCGCCAGGAGATCGACGCCTCGATTGCGCGTCACGAGACAGACGTGTATAACGATCCTGCCTATGATGACGAGTAGCATTCCGACGATTCAGATGTGCCCAAGCTGCGACGTGCCGCTTGAGCCGCGCTTCATTCACTTACAAGGGATCGAGTGGGGCTGTCCTAATCCTCATTTCCTGGAGGGAGACAGCGAGCAAATGGAGTTCGTGGAGACGCCACGCGGACTGAAGAAGCTAAGACGTAAGGGTCGATGTCGGCCTTGCGAAGCGGCACGGATTCGAGAGGAACTTGCCAGACAATTCGATTCAAGTCCTCGTTAAGCGACTGTTCGTATTTCTCAAGTTGAGTGTCGAGGAGAGTAAGAGCGTTCTCCCACCCGCTGCTGGCGCTATACCATCCCCTGCCGAACAGGAGTTCGCCCATGCGAGCGAAGGCGCGAAGGCAAACCCTCCTACGATCAGCCATACTTGGCGCTGGTGATTTCATTCTTCTTCTACTACTCGTGACCGGCTGGCTCTTGCGGTTGTACGACTTTCGGGAACGTCCCGCTCGTAAATCACCGGACCACGAATCATCTTGATCCGTTCGACCCAGCCCCACGGGATGACCATGAAGTTCTCTACGGTCGCTTCATCATCTGCTGTATCGGGCGCATCATAGAGTGACGCGAGAACCACCTTGGCCTCCCTACCTTCTGTAGATACGAACACCAAACGTCCATCAGATTGTCGGTGGTGCATAAGGGTAGCGCGTTTACCGACTTCAGATATGGTACATGAAAACGTATTATCGGACGCAGCGTCGGTCCAGATGACTTGAACATAGATGGGTTCCTTCTTCCCAGTGTGAATCCACTCGATCATCAGCACTTCTCGCACTTCATGAAGGTAGGGGGAAGCCACAAGCTACTGTGACAGTACCCACAAAGGAACCACCCACCATTTGTATAATCCGCGACATGTCCTAGATCATGGGCAACAAAGATGATATGTCCTCGTCCCCAGCACCGTAAATATCGCCAGAAATGTCGAAGTCTCATACGACAATCCCCTGCCGCATCCGGGCTCGCCAGCGTGCCTGCTTGATGAACTTCTTCTTCTTCTCCTTGTGTTCCTCGCACAGCGGGCACGCACCGTTGTACTTGAGTGCAAGTGGAAAGCAGGCGTGGTTCTTGTTGAACACGAAGGGGATAACCTTGGCTAGAGCCATCGGCGTAGGAGATACTTAAGGCTGACTTCCATCAGCGAGTAGTCACCACGGTGCACCTCATGCTTCATGAGGACGCCACGCCAGTAGGTGGTTCCTTGGAGGGACATGTATTCTTCTTCGTGTTGGTAGAAGGAACCAGCGATGACTCCACGCAAGGAACCAACACCGATCGGTTGAATGTGCACATCCAAACCCGGCTTGTGCCCGGAAGTACAAGACCGCATCTCACGCAGTACTTGAGTCCGTGCGTTCGCCGCGCCAAAGCGTTTATTGACGACCCGGCCATTGGCACCTTTCACGAATAGATGGGCATACGCGATCCCGTCGATGACAACAGGTGCGAGGTAAGGATGAATCTCCCAGCCTCGCGCTTTAGCGTACGCACCTGGCATTTCGATTGCCCCACGTAGCTGTGGCTGCATATCGGTGAGACGTTGGGCACGCTCCTCGTGGTTGCCCATGGTGTACACCAGTCGGGGCGTGTACTTCTTGTCGTCTACCCACGGCTTCATGAGCGCGTCGATGCCTGCGTTCCCCGCGTTGATGTCCTGCTGGTAGCGTCGTTGCGACACGCCCGCAAGATCACGGTCGTACACGCACAAGGACTTCATGTCGTACCAGTCGCCCCCGATGACGATGACCTCGGGCTTCCAGTCCGCGATGTAGTTACCGAGAGCAGTGATGTGCGTTATTCTCACTCCCGGCTGTATCTGAGTGTCGGGAATGAACAAGTGGCGCCGTGGCTTACTCATGCGCTGGCCCTCCACCCCAACCGCCTTGCCAGTCCAATGCTGGACTCGGGAAGGGAAGTGGTGTACCCCACTCCTCAATCTTCCACTGGTCCTCGACAGGGATCAGTGGCTGTGTGCAACCTGCAAGGAGACTGCCACAGGTTGCAATGGCAGCGAACGCCGTGAGCACGAACATGAGTGCGAGCAACCGACCGATGAACGCGGCCATCAGTCCAGTATCCTATTGCGCGCACGCGCAGCCCTGAGCCCCTCGGGATCGGGATGCTCAACGGGGTGCGTGTCGCGGTACTTGGCGTCGGCTACCATGCGTTGCTGTTCCAAGCTGTCGGCCCGCCGTTCGGCTTCCGTCTTGCCAGCAAACGCAATGGCCGAGAGAGCATCGGCAATGTCGTCCTGGTCGCTGGAGATTACATCGCGATAGACCGGCAGGAGTCGCGGGTCGCTGGGATCGAAGCGCGCATGCTGGAATTGCTCGATGACTTGCTTGGGGATTGTTTGGACAATGGGCTCTGGTACAGTCTGTGACTCCTGCCACGCAATCGCCAGTGCACGCCATGCCAGGTGCACCAAGGGATGCGCGCCGCTCGTGGCATCACGACGCTCGCCGTGCTTCCACTTGTTGAGGTGCGAGAAGATAGCAGCCTCGTGAGAGGTGTCATCCTTCCAACAGACCTTCTGCCCAAGGGCACGCTTCACGCCGCCGTCACCGGTTGGTGCTTTGAGCATGTCCATGAACAGCCCGAGTACCTCTGCCTGTTCGGTGTTCAGCATGATTCCACCGGGCCGAGCAAGCACACCAACTCGCTGAAGTCGGCAGTGATCCCTGTTGCAAACTTGTACATGATGTCCCACCTTTCTGGCTCCTCGTCTTGAGGAGGGAGGAAAATGTATCCGCGTTTGCCGCTACCGATCATGTAGCCTAGCTCAAGATGGGCGGATTTGCCAGCAGGAGCTACCAGTACTGCTACGTCTGAGGCATCAAGATGA